GGCCCGACCGTTCCAGTGGCGCTAAGTGTCAAGTCTGCGAGCGTTAGTCGATACGTTCCAGAGCTCTGAGTAGCGCTCGAAGTTGTGACACTGCGAGAGCTCAGGTTGGAGTAAGAGATCTGGGTGACATTGCCCAGGATGCAGGCGTTAGTCGAGGATGTAGGAGCCGTGCTTTCAGAGCCGGGCGCAACATTACTGAGTGCAAGTACCAGCTGGTTGCTACCCAGATCGTGAACACCTTCAGCGAGATGCTCTACGAAGCCATTGAGTTTATTAAAGACAGCCATTCCGCTGGCACCTGTGTATGGTGACAGTCTAGATAATCAATTCAATCAGTTATACGTCGTAGATCTTGCATTCAACGTCTTCCGGATGATCGTCGCAGTACTGGAGAAAACGTTGACGCATTTTTGAATCTTCGGCTTGTGCAGACTCCTTGGGGATCTCGTGCTGAAGCTCGTCTTCGATTGGGGCGAAAAGAATGTCACCGGCTTTGACTTCTTTGTAGGGCTTCCGCATTTGGCAGAACCCGTCCTTGCAATCCATCTCTTCTGGCATGGAAATAATTATCGTCTATCAATCAATCTAAAAAATGTCAGGCGCCTCCCCACACTGGCCAAGTGCAGGGAGGATCGCTCACCAGTCCGTTGAAACTGCAAAAACCCGGACTCCTGACGGGATGATGCCTCTGACGCAGTTCTTCTTCGAGGCTTCTTAATCCTAGAGACGTGGTGGCTGTTTTACGAACTTGGAACGCATGCATCTATGTGTATGTGGCCTTAAAACATCGATTAGTTCTTTAGTTGAAGTCCGGCTAAATCTCACGCCACTTCCTTTAGTCGCCATGCATTCGAACCCCTGCTGGGTGATGTATTGAGCGAGGTGTTCGTTTTCCTCGTCACTCCATCGCGTCAGGATCTTGCCCAGCCTGCCTACGACTCTGCCCCTGTCTGACCAAAGAGCAGCAACACCTGGGATGCCGACAATGCTGATGATCTGCGGCGTGATTATCTTCTTGTCTCTCGGGTACATGAGCTCATATGCCCTGTAGAGCTCATCGCTTCGAACCCTGAGCCTGAACTTGTCGTAGAAGCCGTCAGTGGGAAGCATGTCCCAGTACGTGTCGAGCTTCCCAAGGTGGGCTTCTCGTAGAAGCTTGATCTGGTGGTTCAGATAGGGCTTTTCGGTCTCAGGTCGGATGATTTCCAACCAGGGTCTCTGCTTCTGACCTCTCAGGCCGAGCGTGCCCACTCCCAAGCAGTAGCTCAGTACGCGCGCTACGAATTGCGCTGACATCGGGGACGTCTCCAGTGAATAGGTGAATGCGGCTTTTAGGCGCGTATTGGATCAGTGCTTCCTGGACCTTTTTGGCTTGCTCCGGGCTGAACGAGAGGCGTGGCCGCTTGCGGTAGTCCTTGACCTCACCTCGAGCGCCGGTCAGCAGCTCGAACCAGTTGTTCAAGCGCATGGCCTCTGCTCGTGTATTACCAACGCGAGAAAGTTTCGCTCCACCGCGTTTTCCGATGACTGCGCTCTCGGCCCAGCACCACGCAGCGGCCTGAGCTCCAAGGATGTCCAGCACCGGCTGGGTTATCTGTCTCTCTCCGGTCGGATAAAGAAGGTTGTAGACCGGCCGGAGTTTATTGGTAGAAGCCCTGAATCGGAGAACCGTGGTCTGCTTGCCGTTGGCTCTTTTGGCCGTGCTGTAGGGAGCAATCTCAGCACGCGTAGGGAAAAAAGACTTGAATTCTGCGACTTTTTCCTCGAGGTAAGCCGATTCTTTTATCCCGGCCGTGATCGTCATCTGTATGTAACCACCGGAGGGACTGCGGTAATGCACCAAACTCCCGTCAACTAGGAGCAGTCCGAGCAGCCCCCGGACATCTGTGACATCCAAAAAGCTTTCCCTAGAAATTTTCCTTATATTAAGAGTCAGCACGCGGTTTGCGTGCCATATCACCCTTACAGCTGAGGAATATCATCCCATGTGGATTGATAATGACTTTCCCAAGCTGCTAGGTGCTGAGCTCTACCGTCCCCATCCCGGTTACATCATCGAGATGGCGGTTGAGCCCGTGGTTGTTCATGATTTTGCGAAGCAACCCGGCCAAACTGTTCAGCTTGATCGTTACCGCTTCTGGGGAAATCCTGGCAACAAGGATTCCCGAGAGCGTACTGCTGACCAGACTCTTGGCACCGCATCTAGCCGCTCGATCGTAAAAGATAAGGTTCTCGTCAACCTGAAGGAATATACGGGTCCTGCTGATCCGACTGATGCCACTGCGCCCAGTACCTTCAAGGTTGCTCGCGAAACCCTGCTGACTGCACAGCGTCTGCTGCTTGACACTGGAAACCTGAATGTTTTCCACCAGTCAATCGGCTCTCTGACTCTGCTTGATGATTATCGTCGTTGGCGCGATCGCGTCTTCGCTGATGAACTCTTCAAAGCTGAGGCCAACGGCGAAGCTGACGGCACCCAGGGCGGTTACTATTACCCTCTGAGCAAGGCCAAAGCAACTTCCGCTCCTTTCCTGAACTACGGCTCAGGCGAATCTGCGAAGTTCGATGTCAAGACCGACCTGCTGCAGGTGGTCAAGGACATGCGTAAGCGCAACGTTCCCACGTTCGCTGACGGCTACTACCGCTGTATTGCCGATCCCACGGCAATGATGCACCTTCGCCAGAACGATGCTTTCCGCGAGATCGCACGTTATGCCGGCAACGGTATGGTGAACCCCCTGCAACCTGAGCAGGCTCCCAACGCCAACTTCTTCTATGGCATGGGTCCCGCTTATGGGCAAGCAGGTTTCGTCGCAGGCCAGCCTGTGATGCCTACTGGCTTCCTCTTTGAGGGCGTCCGTTGGTTTGAATCAACCAACCTTGCTGAGAAGTCTCTGCAAGTCACCGTTTCTGATGCTTCCATCTCAAACGCTGTGACCACTGCTGCTCCGATGATCTTCTTTGGTCCTCAGGCAGTTGGTGTTGGTATCGGTGGCAATAACGCCCAGATTCTTCTCAACAATAATGATGATTTCTCACGATTCATCATTATGATCTGGAGCCTGTTTGCTGGTTTTGAAGTGCTTAACCGCGACTTCATCACCGTTGCTTACTCTTTCGTTTATTGATAGGAGGTAAGTAACTAATGGCTAAGAAGATTTTCCCCGGTAACTGGGTTACCAATCTGAGCAGCTACCAGGGTCAACCTGTGGTTGCTATCCCCGGCCGCGTGTACTACCACAAGGTCGGCTATGCGCTGGTGGACTCCACCGGCGGCACTGAGTTCGACGTGAAGATCCCTTCACCGGATAAGCGCGGCGACGACAAGGTGCGTGCAGATATCACCAGCATGGTGATCCCTGCCGGCGCTGTTGTGTATTCAGTGGGTCTGCGTGTGCCCGACACCCGCAAAAACCTGGATGCTGGCACCGCCACTTCCGGCCTGTCAGGCACCAACACTGACACCATCGCCCTGAAGGATGCAGCAGCTTCTGCTGCTGACACCATCAGCACCACGGTTGTGTCCACCCCGACCATTGCAGTCGCTAGCGGCACCATTGCCCCTGCTGCTGCCAAGAACGGTGTTGTGACCGGTGCAGTTCTGGCTGGCGCCGAGACCCTGAAGGTCTTTGTGCGTAATGCTGCTGGCAACGGCGCTGGTTCCACCCTTAGCTCCACTGCTACGGGCGGCACCCCGATCATCTGCGAGGTTTCTTATTACCTCGACGATGCAGTTGCCACCACTGAGGATACTCACATTCCTTACAACACTGAGTCCTGATTTATAGGACTTGTTCTCTAGGATGAGGGCGCTGGGCCACCAGACGCCCTCTTTTTTTGTTCATATGGCTCTTTACCAAAACACTAAAACTGGCCAGCTTGTCGAGTTCATTAGCCATCACGACAAGGACTGGGCGATGGTTAAAAACTCGAGCGGCGCAGTTCAGTACGTTGCCCTCGAGGATCTCGTCAGCTACGAAGCTGGCAAAGGCCGCACTGGCAAGACAGTTGAGCCACAGTCAGCCGAGAAAGAAGTCGACGAAGACAAACTGCCTGAGACGATTATCCCTGCTGATACTCGTCTGAACCTGAACGTCGCCACGGCAGAAGCAATCGCCAAATCCGTTAAGGGCATTGGCTATGCGACCGCCAAGAAGATTGTCGAGCTTCGGCTTTCTCTCCCTGGCGAACGTTTCAAGAATCTCGATCAGCTCAAGAAGATTGGTCGCGTTGACTGGGATGAGGTCATCGCTGCCGATGTGATCTACTGCGGTTGACTTTCATAGAATTAAGTCAAGGTCGCTGATTTACTTTGGAGCTCAACGACTACGACAAAAGCCGTTGTCGCTTCCATTTGGGGTACAACGTAGGAGCCAATCTCCCAGCCGGTGATATTGCTCGGCTGGAAGAGGCTATGGCGAGGATCCCGGATAGTTATTTCTATTCACGGGTTCTCGAGCACCTGGATCGCTGCGACAAAGTTTTTAAGGTCTCTCAGATCTTCAAGAGCGAAGCGCAGCCTCAGCCCAGCCGGGTCGAGCGCATTACTGGTGATACCGAGCGCGCCATCTTCCAGTCCGAACCGCTCAAGGCGGATAAGGACTACTGGGAGGTTTATCTCAGAGAGACAGACCGCCTGGCTCAAACCCTTTACGTCGCCAACTACCGGCGCGACGAGGTTCGGCGCTACGCCTACGACAGGGCGGGTTCCGAATTCATCATGTCTATCCCCGGTCCTGCAGATACCGCTGTCGGTACTCGCGTGATGCAGGCCCAGGGCGCAATGAACTGGAGGTAAGCAGTGTCTCGTAGAGCACAGGTAAAGCGAGAAGCGCAGGAGCGCATGACCAAGATGCTTGCTGAGCGTGATGCACAGCGAGAGCTTGAGCAGCGTCTTCGCGACATGACGATCGTTGAGCGCAATAGCCGTGGTCGTGTGACTGGTGTTGAAAGGCCTCTCCCCTACGGAGCGTTGCCTCCCAGTGCCGCTGAAACTCCAGGCTTTGTTGTTGGAATGCCAGTGGACCCGACGACATTCCCGACTGGCCAGCCCCCGGCGACTGGTCTGAGCGATGACGTTGATGTTCGCGCTTCAGAGATGGAGCGGATGCGTCAGCAGTACGGAGCAGGTGCTTCCTTCTGGAATACCGACGAAGGCAAAGATCTGCTGCTGGACGCCATGTCCAACGAGTACACCGGCGACCAGGCTGGATTGCCTGGTTTCTACCAGGACCAAGCGAAGGCCGGCCTGGGGCAAATGGACAAAATCATCGAGTCCATGGGCTACACGGGCGATATGGCTACGTGGGCTAAGAACAATCCGGCTCTGGCTCTTCGGGAGTACAACAAGCGGCAACCGAACTCCTACTCAGGCACTGGTCCATCTGACGAGGAGATCAAGGCTGCGATGGATGCCGGCAACTTCTTCCCATCCGAGGGCAGTCCGAATCCGCTTGGCGAGACGGGCATGGCCCGGAAAAGTAACAACGCTCAGACAGCTCAACTTCAGAATCGTAAAAGGCGGTCAATTAACGATGAAAGCCTGAATGAAATTGCAGCACTGATGGGTGACAGGTCACACAATGTGCCCCAATTGGAGGGGTACAACATGTTCTTGGAAACCGCAGACAAGCTTCATGGGGCCAAGGCCAAAACGCGCCGAACTGATCCCTTTCTGCCCTGATCACCATGACTAAACGTTCTTACCCCAGTAGCGACTTCTACAAGCATCGGAATGGCCCCAAGCGCGAGGCCAAGATGGATGGCTCGTGGTACGAAAACAGGCAAGGCCATGCAGAAGCCAAGAACTTCTTCAGTGCTGAAAATGTCGTACCCAACAACCCAAATAACTACCAGTCGTTTACTCCTATCGCCTCTCAGTTTGCTCCTGAGGGGGAACCCGCTGGTGACGTTGTCTTTCGCCGTAATCCTTACGGTGATGCTGAACAGATAGTTCAAAGCGAAGGTCCTACCTTTCAGCGCCCGACTC